CGGAAACCTCAAAATACGGAGTTTCGAGATACTGCGCCGACTGCTCCGTATATTTAGCGCAAATTTGATTTACGCCAGTCATCACGGCCCTGCGCGCCGCCACATCGATCTGATCTCGATGCCCGCTCTCATAGTCAACGACCTTCAAGCCGCTGTCTGCAAGCTGCTTTACTGCCGTCTTAATGGCTTGATTATAGTTGATCGCGCCGCTCTGCACCTGCATCACCGCATTATCAAGCGCCCATTGGTACGATTTGGCAGGGGGCAGCATTGTGCGCCCAGCGTCCACTAAAAAGCCCATTGAGCGCGTTATGTTGCGCATTGTTTGCTTCGTCTGCTCGTATATTGCCCAAGTATCCTCTACGCTTACCAGCGTTTCCGGCTGTGTGATGTGCGCAAGGGCGATAAGCTCGGTGTAATACTTCTGGTTGCGCTCCACCACATCGTCAAGCAGCTCATTCAACTTCGTTTCGCTGATACCGGAAGTTTTGCGGATTGCCTTCTCAATCTCTTTCAGATCGATACCATGCGCCCGTAGCGCCCGAATATCCTGCACCGTTACCTCGTTCAGCTCATCTGCAGCTTTAAGTCGGGAGCAGATTTCTTCCAGCAGCGTGATTTCAAGCGCACGGAACAGTTCTGCCAGTTCTTCCGGCAACGCGTCAAGCAAGGCGGGGCTAAAAGGGTAAGGACGCATGCGCCGTCACCTCACTCAATCTCCTCTTCCGGCTCTTTTGTCATGTCCTGCATTTTCGGCAAAGCCGCCTTTGCGGTCGCCTCGTCCTCGTTAAACCAGCGCATACGAGCTTCCCAATCATTCATAATACCGTCAGAAAGCATCCGTTCCTCTTTGTTAAACTCGGCGTCTTTGTCCTCAATGATGCTGTCATCAAAGTCAATGGAGATTTCAACTTCCTCATCAAGTCCTGCGTCCATATAGCGATTGCCCATGCGAAGCAAAATGCGACACAGCACCGTAATCGCTTGCTCGAGGATAATTTCATGCTTCCTAATCGTGCGGAACATGGTGCTATTCTCGCTAATGACCTGTGTGGCCGTGGCAATGCTTGTCTGATCGAATTTGTAATGATTCTCGCCAAAGCCGCATTTGCTCGACAATATGTTGAGCATATCTTGCATACCGGTGTTAAACTCTGCTGTGCGCAGCGTCATATCGACCTGTTGCAAAATGTTTCCATCAGATGCGCGATCTTCCGGGAGAACGTAGTAAACCGTTTCGCGCTTATCAAAGACCGGCCTACCGTTGATGTCCTTGGTTGCTTCCGGCTGTACCACGATGCGCTTTTTCCCCAGCACAAACTCATTCACATAACTATCGTATGTAATATCAACGCTTTTGAGCTGGTCGATGGCGGAAGCGAACACTGCAACGCCCATAGGGTTATCTTCATCAGAGTTCGCAATGTTCAGACGGTCAATGACAAACTGCGGCTTGGCGCTTCCTGTGTGGACAACAGGGGGAATTGCTTCAAATCCTCTCACGCTGGTTAATGGGACTTCCTCCGCATCGTACAGGTGGTTTTCAATGTCGTATTCGCCACCGTTCAGCCGATGCACCTGAATGTAGATGTATTCCGTATCATCAACTCGTTTTGTCCATGCAAAAGCGCACTCACGAATAATGCCATTGTCCCACGTCAACGGGTAGATGTTTGCAGCGGTTACATAGTTGATATGAATTCTTCCGGGGTTAGCGATCTCTGCTGTATCAGGGTCAACGCTCATATCCTCCATGATTGGAACATAAGCAACTGTACCAACAGCGGATTTCCGCTCCTGCAATTCATTGGATTTGACTTCCCAGTTATTATCGGCAAGAATCGCATCTACAAATTCCTGCTCCTTCTTGCCCTCAAGCGTGATATTCACGCGCTCGTTCATCAGCAGGTTCGCCCAGTCCTCGCAGACTTTCTTGCCCATGTTGACGGAATATCTGTGGCATTCCAGTTCTTCGATGCCATTCCACACCGTATAACTGTGGAAGTCTTTTACATCGCCGTCATACCATGATTTCCATACATCGATCAGGTCGTAGAATTTGCTATTGATCGTGTCAAAGCCCAATTCTTTAAGTGCTCTGCGAATGTTCACTGTTTCACCGTCCTCATGTGCCCTGCGCGCTCCAATTCCTTGTAGTACGGCTCAATGCTGTACTCAAATGCGTCAAGGCTGTCAATATCAGATGTTCCATCGTCAAGGCGCTCGTCCTCGAACTTGTCAGGATCATAAATTGCAGTTTGCAGTGCATCAATCAAGTGCGGACAGCTGCGCGAAACCTTAAAACGCCCCTGCTTCATCAGCAGCACCACGAGCCTGATTCTATCTGTAATTTGCAGTTTCATTGCGTTCTTGACCTGCGTGCCGAGGTGCATCTTCTGCGCGGTATGATCTAATCCACGAATTAGCACCGTTTCCGCACTGTCTGCCCGCGTCTGGCTGTATCCGTACTTTGCCGTAACCATTTGGCAGAACATAGCAAAGCGCCTATTCAGTTCGTCAGGGTCAATCTCTTCGTTCTTGATGTATTCCTCTTCCAGCGCGGCCACTCGATAATCTTTTGTAATCCCGGTCGCCTGAAACTTTGTCGCGGATTTCGTGCCGCCGAAGTCAACGCCAATGGAAATAACGGAGAACTTTGTATCGTTTTCTTCCGCCCATTTCAACGGATCGTCGATCAAATACTTTTCTGTGTCGTTAGCAAAGTCTTTGTAAACAATGCCCTCGGCAGCTACCCATAATCCGCGCACATACCGGTCATAGAAAATGCCGGCATACATGTTTTCATAGCGCGCAAGCGTTTTCTCGCTCAGACCTGGGTTGTCAGTCATCTCGAAGTGCAGATATAGCGTGTTCCGTTCGCGGTGTCGCTTAATCCACTCCTGATAGAACCAGTGATGCGGGCTGCCGGGGTTACATGAAAACCACAGCTTCGCGCCGTCCACAGAACATCGCGCAAGCGCCTGTTCCACGAACGAGCGTGGCATCAGCACCACTTCGTCCAGCAGCACACCCGCCAGCGTGCGGCCCTGAATCAGCGTATAGCTGGCCTCATCCTTGCCGCCGAACACCTCGAAGTAATTCGTCACGGCACCGCGCCGCACTTCCATAACCTTGTCGCCGCGCCGCCAGCGGATGATATAGCGCTCCTTTGCCAAACTCATCGCCGTAAACGGCACGATGATGTTCTTGGTGCAGCTATCCACCGTGCGTCCACACACGCCGAAACGCTGACCGCTGAAATTCTCCATCGCCCAGTGGACAAACGCCCACATCATAATGGAGGTCTTGCCGGAACGCACAGCGCCGTCACAGATCAGCGCGTCATACTTGGAATAGGGAAAAGCGAGGATTTTCTGCTGTTTTGCACTAATCATCGCTTTCAATCTCCTTTGCCATTTCTTTTAGGCTCTGGCTGAGCGCATCTTCCTTCACCGTGTCGGCAGGGTTGCCGCCGATCATCGCCCACTTGTCGATCAGCGTCCCCATCGCCGTTGTGATCTGGCTGAGATTCGCCGCCGCCAGCTTTTCCGGGTCGTTGAGCATTTCAAGCCCCTTACCGATGAACGAACACACAAGGTCTTTGTGGTCGTTCATGTACTCCATCACATCGGCGGTGTTCTCTTCCTTTTTCTGTTCGCACTTTTCCACAATGTCGGCATTCGCCCGCACAAGGTTCTTGACCGTCGTTGCGGACACACCGTTGATTTTCGCTGTGGCGCAATAGTTATTCGTCTGCACATAGTCCGCCAGTATTTTCTTTTTCTGTCGGTCTGTCAGACGCGCAGCCATTGTCACCACCTCGCACTTTTATTTGCTACCAGCCCCCGCCCCTTGGCTTTACATAGCAGACTTTACCCGCCCCGAAGGGCATACACTTACTGGCTCAAGCTCGCCCGGTGTTGTCGCCGATTTGGCCTGATTTAATCGCTCACCCCATGCTCACGCGAACCATTATTGCCGCACTTTCAGGCGGGAGATTTGCCCATTGCCAAAGGCAGCGGCGCTCCTCTTTTGGAGCGGCGAGGCGGTATTGAGCCGCCACACGTCCGCAATGTTGCCTATAGTCATTGCTTTCGCTTCTGCTTCTGCACGCCGCATATATGATCGTCTTTCCCGCTTAGATTGTCACACGCTACCGGCAACTACGCTCCGAAAAGTCGTAGCCCCTATTCCGTCAGGTCAAACCGGTCTTGACGCATCAAGACAAGCGCAGTTTTCAGCGAGCATTGTCATTCCCATGTGAGCCATGACGATGGCGATCTCACATTGTCCGGGCGCGACCCGGCCTCTGGCACAAGCGGCAGGGGTCAAACCTGCACATCTGGGAGTCAAAGTCCCATGCCTTACCATTTGGCTACGCTTGTGTATGTCCCCGCTGGGCCACATCGTTGAGAGGTGCGCGGGGTCCTGTGCCGCATGAGAGGTGCGACCTCTCGGCCCTGATCGTGGGCTGCATCGTGCGTGCGGCATGTTGCGGGGGCGGTGTGAAAAGATGAAAAACACCGCGCCCCGCTATGGCGCAGGAGGTAAACGCCATAAATGAGAGAACCGCAAAGGCTTTTACACCTCTGCGGTTCAATTCTCCCATAATTGCAATACCCTGACTCACTTATAAGTGAGTTTTGCAAAATATTTTTATAAACTTTTTGGGTAGTCCGACCGCCCGAGCAGATAATCAATCGACACGCCGAAATAATCGGCAATGCTCATCAGTGCGTCCATTGATGGTTTCTGCGTCCCCATCTCGTAGCGTTTGATCGTGTTGCGGTTCAGCCCGCACAGCTCGGACAGCACGCAGCGCTTTAATTGCTGGCGTTCGCGTAACCTCCGCAGGCGGTCAGGAAATGTGCTCATATGCGCCTCCGCTCTGCTCGAAAAACTTCTTTTGCTCCTTCAATTTCTGCAACTATGTATTCGCTATCAAGATTTACATATTTCACAGTACCTTGTTTTCGATATGTTTTCGCTGCCAAAATAAGGCTCCTATCGTTTTGCTCTCCCACGCGAATCGCAATTTGCTTATATACAACTGCGTCACGGTTCAGGTGCTTAGCGTCCATCTTTGCCCCCTTTTTGTTTTAACTCACAGCGGGTAATAATGATCCACTTACTCACCACCCAGCTTTCTCTTCACCCACGCCCACAGGTTCCTCCACGGGTGGGATTCTGCGTAGTTGGCGCGAATACCCGCATCGATTACCTCCAACTGTAGATTGTTTACGTCTCCACGCAGCGTCTTAGAATAAGCTTCACACCGCACGATTTTATCATTCATTTCCACAAGTGCTCCATCTGCGGCTCCCAACTCCGCATTCGCCCGCCCGAGCGCTTCCTCGGTATCAGCAAGCTTATTCCGCAGCACATCCGCGTCCGCTTTCAGGTTCGCAATCTCATTTGCCTTGTTGATGGCCTCGTCGTTCATCCGGTCGATCTGCTTGGTCAGGGCGGCGTTCTCGGCCTTCAGGCTACTGATGGTCTGGTTCTTCTTCACCAAATCGCTTTTCAGTTCAACGATTTCTTTTTTTCGGGATTTAAGCTGTTCAGCCAACTCGTGATATTCATCTCTCTTCGATTTGAATTTTTCCTCAGTTTCCTCCACCATCTTCGCCATCTGGTCTTTGGTGTACTTTTTGATGTTGATGCTCATTCGGCCACCGCTTCCCCGACGATCACCCAATCCTCGGCCAGCATATCGGTCTGGCTCGCCAGCCACGGCACGCGGCTCTTCGGCGCCTCGGTGTTCTGCGTCTGCAAGCCGGTCGTGTCGATGTAGATGTAGGGGCTTGTCATTTTGCTGTAGGCGTCCGGCGTCTGAAGCTCGATGAAGATGCCCTTGCCGTTCCAGCCCCTTCTGCACACGCGGAAGCCTTTGCGCAGGGCTTCAATGGCAAGGCCGAAATTCATGCCGTTGATGGGATGGTAGGCGTCGTCGAACGCGCCCTTCGGGCTGAAGCTCTCATAGCCGTCCGGATAGCGTACCTTGTAGCCGAGGTCCACGGTGCCGCAGCGCTTTGCCTCCGCCGCTTCTGTGACGACGCGGACGTTCCCCTCCGCGTCCACCACGCGGTAGGCAGGCTCCGCTTCGATGATCTTGGTGCCGATGTACTTTTTCATGTCCTTACTCCTTTTCAAATCAGGCTGTCCAGCTCTTCGATTCTGTTCAGCAGACGGTTGAGCTGTCTCTGTTGGCTTTCGGTCAGCTGCCGCAGCGCGCCGAAGGTGGGCGGCTGCTCCGCGACACATCCCTCGGTCGGACAGACAGACTTCTCTCCGCGCAGCTTGTGCAAAATACCCTCAACGCGGGCGTTGGCAAGCTCGATCATTTTTGCGTTCTCTTCGGTAACGGAGAGGATGGCCGGCGCTTCCTGCGGAGCGTAGGCGTTGCAGGTTTCATTCATCATGGTAAATTCTCCTTTCTCTCAGCCCTCGCGGTGCTGACGTTCTGTGCGCTTTTCGGCGCGCTTGCGATCCGCCGTGCGCTGCGCGCGGCCGTGGATCAGGCGGCGGACCAGCGCCAGCAGTCCGCTCTGCTTTGGGCTGTGCTGCGGCGTGACCCACGCCTTTCTCGCCACGCTCCCGCAGATGCTCTTCGTCACGCGGTAGCTTCGGTGGCTCCTCTTCTGGTGGTTTCTTGCGCTGCTCATGTTGCTTCTCCTTTCATTTCGTCATTCATCCTCTTCGCAATGCTCGATCATGTCTTTGATGATCGCGGCATTGGTCCGGATAATGTCCATTGTGATGTCCGCCTGGATGTTGTGCGCGATCACGGCCTTGTCCGTTGCATCCGCGTTGTAATATCCGGTGTAGACCTCGCCGTCCGGCATGGTCGCCGCGAAGCAGAGACTCACCGGCTTCAAAGGCACGATGGCCTGCAAGGACTTTTCGAGCCATTCCGCATACGGCACCTCGTTGATGTCAAACATCTTCCATCGCCTCCACATAGCACCAGCTCTGCGGCGCGCGGTCGATCTGCAAGCTCTCGTTTCCGCAGGCGCCGTCGTTTTCTCGGCGCATAGCACAGCTCTCGCAGTACCAGCTGTTCGTGCATGCGCGCCGAAGCTCGCCCAGCTCGCGCGGCGTGTCGTAGATCTTCAGGTCGGCAATGTGCCAGCCGTAAAGTATCTTGTCTTTAGCATACTTTTCCGTGTCAAATCCATCCATACAGGCAGCCATGCAAAAAATCGGGTTGGTATTCCGCGGTGAGCCTATCCAAAACCCATCGCAGGTAAACTCGCCGATGACCTTGCCCCACGACCCGCGCAGCCTGCGTGCGTCTCTGCCTTGCGTGCAATAGATATAGCACTTGAACGGATTTTTCAGCTTTTTTGGGCGTGTCTTTCGAACCTCGATTGTTTTCTCACCGCTGGCGATTTTCTCACACCACTCTGGACGGATGCTCAGCATAACAGCTTTACTCATGTTCTCGCCTCCAATGTTTCTTCTCCCTCCGGCGAGAGGGGAGTGATCCTTCCGCGCTCCACAAGCCCGCGGAACACGTCGTATCCCATGTAAAAGATGATGCCGGCGCTGCTCTGGTACTGGACGCAGAGCGTCACGTTTTTCATCACCCACGGCCGCTCAAAATACTCCTGGCAGAGCATCGACCGCCCAGGCTCCAGCGGCAGGAGGAAGAGCCTGCCGTCCTCGTCCGCCTTGGCAAGCTCCAGGAGGCGGTCGGTGTTTACCACGCGCAGCTCTGCGATGTCCGGACCGTTCTTTTCTTTGAGCGGATTTTCCATCAACCGGTCGATTGCACCGTCCGCCATGATCCGCATGAGGCGCCGGCGCTCCAGGCGCTCCTCCTCGTCCTTCCAGCGCGGTATGACGACCAGGCGTCCGTTCTCGTCGGCCTCGGCCAGTTCGCGCAGGCGGGTATAACTGCAAAGGCTTTCCAAATCAGCAAGGCGCATGAGCTTCAGCGCGGTCTCGTCTGCCTTGTCCTTCGGCAAAACCTCCTCCGGCTCAAGTCCCTTGTCCTCGTAGGCGGCGAGGCGATCCTTGAGGCGATTGCGGCAGTACAGCGCGGTGCAGTCAACCATCGGCTTA